AGAAACGGCGCATGGTTGTAACTACCCAAATTCTGTTACTGCACTTAGCCCAACACAAGTGTTCTACCTCGCAGACGATGGGTTCTTCTTTTTCAACGGCAATCAGTCAGTTCCTATTGGTGCGGATAAAGTTGATAATTTCTTTTTTAATGATGTTAATTTTCAATACATAGAAAGATTAAGTTCTGTTGTAGATCCAGAAACACAAACTGTTATGTGGGCTTATGCAGATAGAGAAAGCACCGGAGAGCCTAACAGAATATTAGTTTATAATTATGCAGTTCAAAAATGGTCAATTATCCATATAGATCACGAATTTCTGGGATCTTCATTAACGCCAAACTTAACCTTAGAAGGTTTAGACAGTTTAAGTAGTTCAATAGATGCTCTTACGACTTCCTTGGACTCTCGCTTTTATGCGGGTGGTTTTTTTCAATTATCGGCAAGTAAGGATAAAAAGTTACAAACCTTAACAGGTTCTCAGTTAGATGCAGTGATCGAAACGAGCGAGTTTGAAACGGCTCCAATGCGTCAGTCAATGTTGAGAAGCGTAACTCCGTATGTAACAGCAAATGATACGGTCCCAACTGTTAGTGTTCAGGTTGGTTCGAGATCCCGACAAGTGGACTCACCAGTGTTCGGGAGTGCAGTTACATTGAGTAATGATAATGTTTGTCCGGTTAGAACACATGGACGCTATCACAGGGTAAGAGTAAACGCATCTGGCACTTGGAGATATGCCCTTGGCGTTGATGTGGATGCTGTGACACTTGGCAGACGATGACAGAGATAAATTATGTAAAGCTTCCGGCAAGCGGTGGCTCACCTAGAGAAACGGCAAATGTTGTTAATCTCTTGGTGGACGGCAAGATAAATGCAGCGGGTGAAGTGACGCTTGGTGCGAGTGCAGCAAGCACAACGGTTACAGATTATAGAGTGGGTAGTGAGAGCGTTATTGTTTTCACCCCGACAACAGCAAATGCGGCGGCTGAACAAGGCGGCACAATGTTCTTATCAGCGAGAGCAAAGCAGAGTTTTACAATAACTCACGCCAATAATTCTCAGACGGACAGAACGTTTATATACATAGTCATTGGATAAAAATGAAAATAGTACCAATTGGTGCTCCGTTACTGCCTCAAGTGTGGCAGCATGTAGCGCCGTTGTTGAATAAGGCAGTACGTCTTTCACCAGAATTAATACGAATAAACGATGTTTATGAAGCGTCTTTGAAGGGCGCTTATGTCGTTTGGGTCGCGCTTGATGAGGACAGTGGTGAGTTTGTCGGCGTAATTACTACAAGAATAATTGATTATCCGCGAAGGAAAGCTCTCGCAATGGATTTTATTGGCGGTTCAAGAATGAAGGAATGGTTAGGCATGGCTCAAGAAGCAATCGAAGAACATGCAAGGCGAAATGGATGCTCTCATCTAGAGGGCTATGGGCGTAAGGCATGGTTAAAGTTTTTGGAACCGCAAGGGTGGGAACAATCGTATATTACATTTAAAAAGGAATTAAGTGATGGGTAAAGGAAGTAGCAACCAAACTGTAACGAATGTTCAGGCTCTACCCCCTGCAATAGAAGCGGCATTAGAAACAGCTTATACAGATTTTAACCCATTTCAGTCTGCATTTGAGGCCACAGATAGCTTTAATCCAATGGCCTACAGTGGTCCTGCAATGGCAGACTTTTCACCTTTGCAAACGGCTGCTTTGACAAACGCGGGTGGTTTAATATCACGCCCAGATTATATAAACCAAGCCCAGAACACGTTTGGTGATTTAGCGTCGGGAAATGTAGGTGTGGACGTTGGAACGCAAAATCTTGCAACTGGCTTGCTTGGTCAACTTGCTTCAACTGAAACCACAAACCCATATTTGGAGCAACAAGTAGCCAATGCCGTTTCTGGTGCGGTTGATAAAGCAACTTCTCAGTATGCCTTGGGCGGTAGGTTAGGGTCAGATTCATTTGGGGGTGCTCTTGGCGCAGGGATTACAAGTGCGGCTGCACCGATACTTGCACAAAACTTACAGCAAGATAGAGCCAATCAATTATCAGCGGCGCAAGCGTTAGGCAGGGTTTCGGGTGATGATTTATCAAGAGATGCAACCACTGGATTAAACATTGGAAACTTACGTCTGCAAGCGGCACAAGCACTACCAGGATTACTTGCGGCTGATCAAAGTAGAATTGGCACACTTCAAGATCTTGGCGCAATGCAACAAGCCCCTGCACAAGCGGCAATTGATGGAGAAAGAGCTAGGGTTGCAGAGCAAAACGTTCTTGATCAAAACCGTATTAATGCGCTTCTTGGCGCGTCTGGTATGGGTCAAGGCATGTTTGGCACGACGAGCACACAGACAGGCGGTGGGCCATCAACTTTAGCTAAAGCAGCGGGTGGGGCTTTAACAGGGGCAACTTTAGCTAGTTCAATCCCTGCATTAACCCCTGCTATGGGAACCACGATGGGTGCGCTTCTTGCACTGTTTTCCGATAACAGGCTTAAAGAAGATGTAGAGTTGCTTGGTAAGCATCCTAACGGTTTGAATGTATATCGTTGGAAATGGAATAAAACAGCTAAAAGACATCATTTTGAAATTTACCCAAATGAAGGGTTTATGGCTCAAGAGGCTAAGAAGCTTTATCCAGAACACGTTTATAGACACCCGACAGGCTTTTTGATGCTTGATTATGCAGCATTGAGCAATGAAGTTATGGGGGCGATATAATGGGTATATTTGACAACTTTAATAATAGCTTTGGTAAGCTTGGTATGCCCGCAAACCTTGGGCTGCTTACTACTGGTGTGGGGTTACTGGACGGTCAAAACCCTTTGCAAGCCATACAAGCCGGAATAGGCACATATGGTAGCTTTCAGGACATGGAAGAGGACAGACGGCGCAAGGCGGCTCTACTGCAACTAGCAGAACAATACGGTGATGACCCAAGAATACAGCAACTGATAAATGCTAGTCCTGAAGCGGCGGTAAGTCTGATTGCTAATTTAGAAGCGGCAAAGCGTAAACCAACAAACAAGTTTAGAAATCTCAATGCTGATGAGTTGGCTGCTAGAGGCTTTCCGGCGGGAACAGTAGCGCAGATTAATGAGCTTGATAATAAAGTAAATATTCTTGCTAATCCTACAGCAAAGGCGAAACCAGGAACAGCTAAAGGGGTTGATGGGTTCTTGCGTTACACAGACGGTCCAAACCAAGGGGAAAGAGTTTTCCCTAATGCAGTAAAAACAGAAAATTTATCTAATCTACAAGAAAAGGCTAATCTTCTAAAAGATGCCGGAATACTTGCGGGGTCCGTAGAATATAATAAAGCTATGTTTGGGATTACTCCTGAAAAAGATTCTACTTTTGTTGAAAAGCAAAAAGCATTGATTGAAGCGGGTATACAGGAAGGTAGCCCACAATATTTACAAGCGTTGTTTAACATTACTCCTGAAAAGCAATCTGCTTTTGCAGAAAAACAGCAAGCACTTATCTCAAGTGGTTTTACTGAGGGAACCGACGAATACAACCAAGCCTTGTTCGGTATTAAAGATCAGCCTCTAAGTGCATTTCAAGAAAAACGTAAGGCTTTGATTGATGGTGGAATAGCAGAGGGATCAACACAGTGGAATAAAGCACTTTATGGCATTACACCAAAAGACCCAAAATCAACAAGCTTAGTAAATCTTTCATCTCTTAAAGATGTTATCATTAATGGTAGAACAATCCCTGCCGGAACGGTTTTCGCTCTTGATGAAGCTACTCAGCAAAACCTTATTGAAAGTGCTACTAGCCAAGGTGCAATAAAAGCCCCAACAAAAATTGAGCAAACAAACAATCTAAGTGGTGATGGGCTTGAAATACCAGTTGGTGACGCTAGCCAATCTCCAATATCATCTATAAATATTCCATTAGCGGCGGGGGGTGATGTTCCTGGGGTGTTTAGGGATATTGTAAACAAGGGATTGGGCTTTGTAACTGCCACAGCTTTTCCAGATAGGACAGATGAGAAAACTAATCTAGCGGCTTTAGAAAGCCTTGTTATGCCTAATTTAGTTAAGCAAATAAGTTCGCAAGGGTCAGTAAGAACGCAACAAGACGTTAAACGTATTTTGCCGAAAGACAATGATAATGACTCTGTAATGAAATCAAAGATTGAGAGATTAGTCCCGATTTTAGAACAAAAACTAAGAGAAGCAGTATCAGCGGAAAAGTCAGAGGGATTAACGGCTACTCAAAGAACATTATCTCTAAATGTTATCAACACATTTCCAGACTTAATCGCAAGCCTAAGAGAGTCTTTGAATGAGTTTGAAAGAGATTACGGCACACAATCATCCGTAGTAAATCAAGCAGTCGATATTTTAAGAAGGAATTGATAATGTCTACCGCTAATGAATTTGCTCAATGGCTCGTTGATAACCAAGACAAGAAGGGAACACCTGATTTTGAAACTGTTAAACAAGCCTTTCTTGAGGTATCAAAATCGTCGCTCGGGGAAAGAGTCGAAGGGGCCGGAAGAGGGGTCAATGTCGGTTTGGCTGATGTTCTTGGTGCTCCTGTTGACGCAATAAATCAGTTACCAAAGTTATTAAATCTACTTCCTGGTGAACAAGGCTTTGGACCTATTACTGAGAACCCGATAGGCGGTTCTCAATCTATACGAAACACAATGTCGGGCTTACTTGATTTAGGGTACAAAGACATTGAGGACTTGCCAAAAGATCAAAGACCATTCGCTCAAGGCGGTGAGGTTTTTGGTCAAACAGTCGGAACGATACTTCCTGTTTTTGGCGCGGCAAGAAAAGTATCAGCATTAGACGCGACAGCTAAAGCTGCACCAAAATCAAATATAGTATCACAAACTGTTGATGATATAATAAAGACTACGGCGGCAAACCCAGGAACTACAGCGGCGGTAGAAACAGGACTAGCCCTTGCTCCTTCAATTGGTGCGGGTGTTGCAGAACAAGTTAATCCAGGTGATCCTACAAGTAGGATGTATGGAGAATTAGCAGGGGCGTTTTCTCCTATTGTTTTATCAACTGTTTTGCCAACTCTTACAGCTAACCTTACAAGAGCATTAGGCACGTTGACGCCAAGCGGTAAGGAAAGAGAGGCCGCTAGGTTAGTGCAAAAAGATCAATTAGATCGTGGGTTAGATTTAGAAAGTGAGGCTAAGAAGTTACGCACCGCGACAGGTAGTGGTACAGCCGGACAGATCACAGGAAACCAAGGCTTTTTAGCAATTGAGAATGAGCTTGTTAGGTCTGGTGGGCAAATTAGTCAAGATGTAGCAAAGCAAACGCAGAAAGCTATTAATGAATTTAATGATGCTTACCGCGCAGCGATAACAAGTGGTGATCCTGAATTGGTAAGATTAGCTGCACAAGCTAGACAAGATTACCTAGTACAATCCTTGGACGAACGTGTAAAAACCGCTGCAAAGAGGGCGCAAGATTTACAGGGAACCAACATGCCTAACGTGGATCGCGCTCAAGTAAATTCACAAGCTAGAGATATTGTAGAAACGGCTCTTAAAACGGCAAGAGATACAGAAAACCAACTTTGGTCAGGTGTTAAGCGTGATCTTACAGTGCAAGCTGATAATACGCTTGAAGCATATAATAAGGTAAAAGCGTCTTTAGCGTCTGGTGAGGAATTACCCGCCCCATTAAAAGCGGTAATAAAAGACATAAAGAAAGATCAGAAAAAGAAAAATCTTGGTAAAGGCGAGACTACAACTGGCAACCTATTAAGGACTAGAAGTCGTTATTTAGAGCTTGCTAGAGAGGCTAGAGCGCAAAAAAGATTTAATGACGCAAGAATGTATCGTGAAGTTTCTGATGGCATACTTAAAGATTTAGAGCCAGTTGAAGGAGATATAGCTAAAACAGCAAGAGCATTTTCAAGGGAACTTAACAGAAAGTTTACTGAGGGTTTTGTAGGTAAAACATTAGGTTTTGATCGTGATGGTGGTATAACCGTTGATCCTACTAGAACGCTAGACGTTGCGAGAAGTGGGCAAGATCAGCAAACTTTACTTAATCTGCAAGCATTACGAAATGCAGCGGGTGATCAATCTGGTGACATGATGCAGTTGCAGCAAAACTTTCTGCAATCTTTTGCAAATAAAGCCACAAATTATGATGGTTCTATTAACCCTCAAGAGCTTGATAGATTTATCAAGTCTAACGCTCAAACAATACAAGACTTAGGTTTGACCGACTCTTTTAGAAGCACTGAAACAGCCGCACGATTAGCTGAAAGAGTAACCAAGCAAGCTCAAGATGGGACCAAGTTTGCAAGAACAAAGTCTACTACAGCCAAGGTGCTAGGCACGAACAATGTAAACGATTTTGTTTTAAACGTTTTGAAATCAAATGATGTTGCAGGGGGCATCAGGGATGTTTCTAGGCTTGCTAAGAGATCAAGAGATCCAAGCGTTATGGATGGCCTAAGATATGGTGTGTACGAGACACTATTAGATAGTGCCTCTACTGGATCAGGAATGATATCCGGTAATAGGCTTGAACAAATATTAAATGCAAAAACAGGTAATCAGACTGTTAGGCAGAGCTTAATGGTAAACGGCTTGTTTAACTCACAGCAAATGAAAAACGTTGATCGTTTAATAGCCAAGACAAAAGAGTTTGAAAGCGCATTGGCAAACACAGATCAGTTTGAAAACCTATTAGGCAAAGAAGATATATTCTTTGATCTTTTATTAAGAATAGGTGGTGCAAACTTAGGCGGTTCTAGTGCGCTAGGACAGGCGGCGGGTGCTCCATTGGTATTGGCAGGGGCAGGGGTAAGAACCGCACAAAAGGTTTTCGACAAGATGCCAAAGCTCAGAGTTAAGACCATTCTTGCTGAAGCAATAAAAGATCCAAAGTTAATGGCTGATTTATTAGAAAGACCTACTACGGCAAAACTAAAAGCTGCACGAAATAAAAGGCTAAACGCTGTTTTGGTGCAAGCGGGAATATTTGATGGTTCAGAATTACTAGAAGAGGAATTTGAATAATGGCTAAGAACACTATAGCGCAATATAGTGCTACGGCTTCATCGAACACGGATGTAGCCAACATTGACATAGATGAGGGCATGGCTCCTAGCAACGTCAATAACGCTATGAGAGCTATCATGGGGCATCTCAAAGATATGGATGTTGGAACGAGTGCATTAACCTCACCGGATTTTACAGCATTTAAGGTTGGTGGGACAACGATTACCTCAACTGGCGCAGAGATAAACTCGTTAGCAAGTTCGGGAATGACCGCCGCAAGAATGTTAGAGTTAAGTAATTTTTCGGGAACTTTTGCGCTACCGTCCTCAGATGGTACTGCAAACCAAGTTTTGCAAACCGATGGGAGTGGAACTTTATCCTTTGCAACGGCAAGTAGCGGTGGAAGTTCCCCAATAAGCAATTTT